AATCCGCATTGGTCGCCACGGGATTCACTAACTTTAATACCCCACCGTTTGTACTAGCGACTGTATATGTACCACTCAAATCCACATTATTGCTATTACCCGTCAATACTGACGCTGTAAGTGCAACAGCATCTTCTGTCAGCAATGAAAAACTAGGGTTGGTGGCAGCAAAGCTGTCCGACAATGTGACCTCGTAAAAATAAGCGCCCGATGAACCTGACTTTGTTATTGAAGCAACATCATACTCGCCCGCCAAATCGAGTGCGCCGCTTACTGGGTCGTTGATTAATAGCGACGCAATTCGAACTCTTTTGTAATTATCTGGATTAACCACATCGATAGAAGTTGCAATGGTTAGCACACCATCCATCGCCACATTGGTGTTACCCGACAATCTAATGTCTTCGACCGTGCCATAAATAGCATTGCTGATCGTTACTTTTTCGCCAGCAGTAAATTTATAAGAAAAATCAACAGAGCCTTCAATTTTATAATCTACCCAAGCACCAAAATCATCATTCCACTCACGGCCAGACTCATTTATCGTGTCGCTGGGCACGCTGATTTCATTTGGACTGTTGACGGTTACTGAGCGCGTAGATATTCTTGCACTGTTAGGTGATAGCAGCGTCTGCTTGCCATCGATGGCGCTTACCTGCTTAGTGACAATCTGCAACTTATCAAAAACAGATCCGATTTGTATTTGTGGGTTTGGACTTATGGTTGATTGACCAGGTTCATAGATACTGATGGACGCACCATCAATCGTATTGATTGGTGTTTCGCCTTCGTTGATCATATCTTCGTTTATAGCAAAGGAGCCGGTACCAATAGACAACAAGCACTCTTCTACCTGCACACTACCTTCATAATATCGATAAACAGTTGATATCAAGTCGGGTACAACTTTGCGCTTGCCATAGATGTCTGGTGCACGTTCATTGACACGATGCTTGTTTTGACGCTGTGCAAGGCTATTATTTGGAGAGCCTGCTATATCTTGCGGCGCATTCATTTCTGGCATATTCATGTAAGTATAAACTGCCACACCTACTGATATAACCGCGGCGATAATACCAAAGGCAAGTGGCGTGCCAGCGTGACACAATATTTGATAGTCGCCAGTCACGTCTTTGAGCGCCCATGCGTCCAGCTTGGCCTTTGGAGTAATGTCGTTCTGTACGCAAATTGCGCCTTTATACAAACGGGCTTGCGGATACTGTTCGCGGACTGTTATCCATTCGGTTAATAAGCACGTATAGAAATGCTCAGCAAATTCGCTAGCATCAAGCTCATTGTGAAAAATTTTTAACATCATAAAATCGCACCTTTTTATACTGTCTCTTGATGCTCCGAAGGGTTTCAAAACGTGGTCCGCTTTCTGATAGATGCAGTATGCGTCGGCAATAGTACAAGCCCACATGATGCCTATTGTCTAGGGTCATCATGAGGATGATAGTGCCGTCACGTGGCGTAGCAACTAAATCACCCTGCCCCATGCCTTCTTTGGTTGGTATTAATGTATCGTCAAGCGAGCCAGTCAATCCCAAAAAGCAATGGCTAAAGTCGTAATCAAAAAGGTGCTTGCCAGCATCTATAAGTAAGTGGACACAGTGGTAATTGTCACGGTCAAACTGACGATTCAATAAAGGATCAATGCTTTTCATAACAACGCCTTTAAGTCGGGATACTCTTCAGGGCTGTAAGGGCGACCAGTAGCAACGGTGTTCTTATCAGGCGTCTTAGCATCAAAGGTAGTGGCTTGATGGTCACGGCTCATTTGTTCGATGAACAAGCCTTTAGCAATATCGATAGGTTTGTCCTTAGCAAAGGACATGGCGGTCACGTCGTAAGCATATTGACGGTAAATTACTTGTGGGTACTCGTCGCTATCAGATGCTCTTATTTGCTTGATTAGCGGTGGTACAATCTCACCCAAGTCGCCCAAGGTAATATTGAAGCTTTGATCAAGATCATCAGAGGTTTTACCGCGGTTGATTAGCAATGGAGCAAACTCAAAGTTCACCACTTCGCCAGTTTCAAGCATGGCATCAACACCATCGGCGTGATTGGTCACGATACGTATTGGCGTTGGCCATAAGCTGTGACTGACCTCTATTGTCTCGAGGGCGGCGATACTGGGAGAGCTATCAAGATGCAGGTCTTTGATATCATCAATCGTTACTGCCATTACAAACTCCCTAGTGCATCTGGCAAATCTTCATTAACCAATTTAGCAAGCAAGTTAAGGAGTTTGCGCGGGTCGCCATCGTTCCACAGACCGATGATAGTTTCGTCAAAATCTTTGCCAGTATTATTTGGCTTTAAACGCAAACCAAACAACACGCTATAGACTTTACCGTCACGCTCACCAAGCTGTAGCGAGCCAGCGACAAACTGACAGACGTAGGTAGCGACACTGGTTTCATCAACAATCAATCGCCAAAGAAACGGACGTGGATTTGTCTGATGGCTGCGCCAGAACGCCCAAAAGTACTGCTGCTTGATTTTCTCATCGAGCATGACAGATGCGGTTACGGTATGTACGTTATTGACAAACTGCACGCGCTGACGGGCGAAACCGCCCATTAGGGCTTGCTCTAATAAATTGTTTGCCACTTCTGGCGTGTAGCCGCGCTGTAATGGACAGAGTGCAAAATTATTCATCGGCGATTCACCCTTGCTGTTGTGCCGCGCTGTATTGCTTTACTCTCGAGCGAATTAGCGCGACCGATGTTGCGGAATCGCTTGTCCATCATCTTGTCAACCATTTCAATAGTTACCTCGCCGTTAGGGCCTTGGCTCGCACTCACTTGAGCAGATGAGTTGTTGTTGATCGTAATGTTGCCGGCACTGGATTTTTGACCGTTTGACATAAAGTTGGCTAGGTCTTTGTTTTGGCGCGGTGATAAGACTCGCTCGCCTTTATCGAGCAAGTAGGTAGATTCTTTGGGTACATAATCAAGACCGCCATGAGCAATGCCTGACACGCTTGGTGCTGCCATTCCACCGATACCAGCAGCTTGCGCTATCTGTATCGCTGATGCTGCTACCGCACCTGGCATAGCAATATACGGGCCAATCAAAGGAATGGCAGATAAAGCATCAAAAGTGTTTGAGTAAGTCGTTTTCACTGTCATTAGTGCTTTTTGCACCGCAAAAGCTTTTTCCATGGCAAATGCCACTCTTTGCATCTTCGAGTTTTCACCAAAGAACATAGCAGCTACGCTTGTCATAGCACTAAAAGCATTTGCTTGTATAGCTGTTCGGGCGTCTGCTGTTTGTTGATCAAGCGTTTGCTGCTTGAGCGCATACTCTTGATCCATCGCCCACATTGCGTCAGTGTGCTCTTGCTTGGCAGCCTCTAGTAATTCAAAGCGTTCAAGCTCTGGTAGTGCAAACTCACCGCGCTCATCAACAGCGTTAATCTCAGCCTGACGGTTACTGTAATTGTTATCTACTGAGTTGTAAGCTTCATCTTTATCTTGACCAAACCGCCATCCTGCATAACCCTCTGCCGACATAGTGCGCTGAGCCATTGCATCAAGACCAGTGCCAGCAGCAGACAGACCATTGGCTTTCATGCTATTGGCAAGTGATTGGTACATCTTGTCTTGTTCACGCGCTTTGGCTTGTGATGCAAATTTGAAGTTAGCTAAATCTTCCTGATACGCAGCCTTTTGCAAATCAATGAGCATTTCGCGTGTGGTATCGTCATGTGCAAACTCAGCATTAATGGCGTCAATCTTCTTGTTATGCTCATAACCCAACTTAACTTCATCAGACATATAAGTTTCAAGAATAGACTTTGCTTTAGCTTGGCGCTTTTCTTCGTACTCGGTTTTTGCGCGATTCAATAAATCAGTGCGTTCAAGCGAACCTTCGGCATACAAAGATTCAATCTCTGTGATATCAGCGACATAATCTCGGTCTAGTTTTTCGCGTGCAGTGGCATACTTGACTTGTATTGATTGCTGACGCTTTAGGGTTTCCTCTATTGCCTTGTTTTCGGCCTGCAATATTTTCATTGTGTCGTCATTGCCTAGCTCAGCATTGAGACTGTTGTAGTATTTATCTCGCTTGCCGTGATGACTGGCGTATTTTGGGTCGTTGTAACGCCACGCAATATAATTATTACCTAGAACCTCCGTTCCCTTGTCATAGCTGACATCAGGATTAGATAAAAATTCTTTTTTAGTTCTGTCAAACCTTGAGTTTGTGGTCATTTCTTTTAGAGCAAACATTGCTTGAGCGTTAAGCGCCTCTTGCGTTTTTACTATTTGACCGTTTTGAATCAACCCTAATTCTTTTAGATGATCATTAAGCGCTTTACCACGCTCTTTCTGCCAACTAATCATTCCAAGATTGTACTTATTGTTTTTTGGATCGTTGTGACCGCCAAATAAATACTTGCTCTGATAGTCATTTTCGCGACCTACCTCAGCCGTGATGATTCGAGCTTGGTTGTCAGATAGTCCAGCCGTTTTAAATGCCTTGTAAACCATCATCTGATTACTGATAGCTTTACTAGTTTTATCTTTAGCACCCGCTAGTTTTTCCTCTGCCTTTGCAGCTGCATCAGCCTCAACAGTATTAACCGCCAAGCCTTCATTGTAGCTTTGAAGAAAAGTATTTGAGTCGTAATAAACCTGTCCCAAGTCGCTTAATCTGCTTTTTTGCCCATCCATTAAGGTGTTTATTGTATCTACTGCACTCTTATACTGATTGGTTATAGATATATAACCAGCAAGACCTGCCGCAGTCTGCCTTGTCATTCCTGCTGCTAGTGCAGCGCCCTTAGCTCTAACGCCATCAGCATCATAAAAATCAGTTACAGTCCGCCCAAGGCTCCCAGCTTGAAGGCTAAATTGCTGCATAACCGAGCTAAATATACCAACGCCAGCAGCCAAACCAACAAGTAATGCGGCTGTGACATTAACAGCCTTCCCTATATCCGTAACTTCATCTCTGAAGTCCGAACCCTTATCTGTACTGTCTGTGAAATGAGTCGCCAAAACGCCCAGAGCAGGTATCATGTCGGTCACTAATTGCGTTTTTAACCCCTCGAATTTGGTTTGAATGGCTTGTGTTTCAGCTGCTAATATCCTAGATTGGTCAATAGCATCTTGTGATTTGATAACCCCTGCATCTTCTAATTCTTGACCGTAACGGTTAAGTACATCGCCACCATTAGCAAATAACGGCATTAGGTTGCCCAAGTCACCTGCTAAACTCTCCATAATAAACCGCTGCTCTTGTGACGTAGCACCTAGCGCATCAAGCTCGTCTTTTAGGTACTGGATAGCACCAACGCCATCTTTGCCTTGTAGTGTCTTACCAAGATTTCTGATTTCCTCATCGGTCATTGCAGTATTGTTTTGCAGTGCTTCGAAGAAGTCAGCCGCACCGCCACCGCCGGTTGCACTAAACTCACCCAGCTTTTCTTGTGTATCCGCTAAGATTGCTGCCAATGCTTCTTGCTCAACGCCAAATCCTGCTGCTGCATGGGTCAAAACTTGGAAGCTCTTTAGGCCAGTATTAGCTGTGCCTGCCATTATGCCAAGCTGAACATCAGCCTTTGCAGTCTCTATCGCCATTGCTGCCATCGCACCAGCAGCTACTGCTATACCACCGATGGCCATACCAGCAAAAGAGCCTGATATCCTACCAATATCATCAGCAATATTGTCCCGCAATTCACTTACTGAGTCGCTTATATTGCTTGCGCTATCACGCGCTTGCCGTTCAGCTTGTGTTAGACCATCAGTAAAATCGCTTAGGCGCACAGCTAAGTCTAGGGTTAGTCTGCCAAGTGATGTTGTGGCCATTGCTATTCCTTTGGAGATAATAAATATTTATTAGAAGCTGGCTTTATTGCGAAAAACCAAACATCATGCTATTAATTAAAGAATTAATTTTTATCGAGAGTAATTATGAAAGCCAAATCCTTTGGGTTAATACTGGCGTTACTGTTGTTTTCAACCACAGGCAATGCAAGACCGTCGCCTGATGCGGTAGGATTATGCTATGTGTTTAAAGGCGACGAGGTTATTAAGCGTGACATATGCATAATTACATCAGGTAATGCTGCAGGAGGTATTTATACCAACCTACAATTAAGTGATAAAACCTACGAAATTTATAGCCACGGAATTGATGGAAAAAATAGTGATGGTTATAATTTTGATGGACAAGATTCCGAACATTATCTTCGCGATGCATCTTTCTTTAATGTTAGTACTTACGAAGAACTGAATGAAATCAACGAACCAGCTTTATATTGTTACAAAACAAAAAATCTTGATATATGTCACAATTAAAGCTAGTTGAAATATAAATTTGAAAATCAAAGAAATAAGGCGAAGTACATGGCAACCGTAGTAGAACAAAGACTTCTTAAATGCTCGGAGCAAGGTAAAATTACCGTTCATCATCGAAATGCTGAGCGCTTTAACTGGGTATTACACATTGTCTTGTCTATTTTGACTATCGGGCTATGGGTTCTCGTAATAGTATTCTTATTAGTCGCTAACTTATTCGTACACCATGACGGCTGGGCATGCTCTGAGTGCGGCAAGTCATACCCTTAACTATCAATCTGCGCTTCAAAACACTCAATCACATCATCTTCATTTGGCATAAATTCAAGAGGATCCACCCAACCCTCCCTTTTAAGCCCTTTGTTGATATTCATCGCAATGATATTGGCAGCAGCTTGCTCGACACGCCTGCCAATATTTAGGCTTCCGCGTCTACGGCGGTACTCGGCCCATTGGTTTATCTCTAGCATGGTGAGGTTGCTTTTTACTTGGTGGATTGTATTACCACCGATACCTGCCAGCGCCAGCTCAAACAGCAATTCATTTTCACCTGCTATGAAGCCTTTTTGCTCTTGGCTTTCTCTATCGACTTTTTTATATTATCAACACCATAGACTTTATCAAAAATCGCAGAAGCCATTGCTTGAACAAAAGTATCTTCCACTTGTTTTTGGGTGAACATCAGCTTATCTTTATCATCAACAAGTGTTTTGCTAATCCATTCGCTAGCAACACTCTCTTTGTTGTTCATGCGCTTTAGCAAAGACTCGGTCTCAATAAATGACAGTTGTTTGATGCGAATATCAACACTCATTTCCTCACTGTTATGAAAAAACTCAACGGTTTCTTCATGTATTTCTGAGACAAGACCACCTGCCTTCACATCCGTCAATAATATCTTTGCCATCTTTCCAATCCTCTAAAAATAGTTAAGCCTCAATTAAGAGGCTTAGTGTTAGCGATAATTACTGATTACAGCACGTTTAAGGCGTAGTCTTGTATGCCGTGATAGCTCGAGACTGACGCTTCATAGAGACAGTGTGCTTCACCAGTGAATCAGGGTCGAATGTAGGTGCGCTATTTTTCAGTAGTGCTGTAAACGATGTCCATGTCCGACCTTCAGGCAGTGTGACTACACCAGTCAAAGCCTCAAGCGTTGGTACAATCTTACCGTCAGACCAGCCTACGAATACTTCTACGCCTTCACGATCATCCGCAAGCTGCAGTAAAGTAATATGAGTGGCGTTTTCAGGATCGGTATTAATCGTGATAGACCCTTCACCCGGTGTATTCAGTCCATAAGTGGACGTTGCTGAATCTTCTTCTTCCAGACATGTATCAGGGATATCAGTTGGGCTATCATCACCCAACACAATGCCTGTGATACACATCATCTTAGTCAGTACCACCGCACCCTCTTCACCGTGCTTGATCCAAACATTGGTACCTTGCGTGAATACGCCTTTTTTAATCTTAGCCATAACGAGTTGTCCTGTAATTTGATGGAGTTTTGATTGTGAATTGATGGGGTTTTGATTAACAACTAACGCTCTAAGATCCAATTTGCATCGAATCCGCGACCGTATAGCTTGGCTTTGCTGTCATGCTGACTGATTGACGGGTTTAATATCCAAGAGTGTTTCTCTAGCACCGCTCGTACCGCATCACGAATTTCATTGGCTTTGCGTGGACTGGTGTCATACACCATCACCTGATATTGAGTATCGTCAAAATTTGCGGGTTCATCCAAATGATTGTTTGCTTGCCCTGATATGGTTTGCCAGACGATGTACGGTGGCGCTGTACCAAAGGGCGCTACATCCTCAAACGCTTTACTCTCGACATTGATAAGCAATGCCAAGTCGATATCAGCTTTAAGTGTGCGGTATATCGGTAAAAAGCTCATAGTTTGGCAATCTCCTTGTCGAGCTCTTCTTTGTATGCTCTGGTAAATTCAGCTTGCACCGCGGCCATGTTGTTGTTTAGTGCTGGTCGCAAAAAAGGAGTAGCTGATTGATGTGCGGTACCAAATTCGGGGAAGCGCCAGTACCAAGTATCACCACCAGAGTTCGCCTTACTACCTTGCGTCTGATAAGTTCGACCTATTCGGTTTGCACGTCGATTGTCTGCATTGGTACCGTACTTTCTCGCACCGCCTTTTACACCGACCTTCATCACAACATTATCAACGCCCTTAGTTTTACCGGGCTTAGTAACAATGTTTTTCCAAATCTTTTCGGGGCTGTCTTTGTCATCGAGCGCTTTGGCATTAATCACAGCTGCTTTTTTGACGATGTTCATTGCCTTACGTGAGGAGCGTGTGGCAGCATTTTTGGCTTTACGTTGATTGCCCAGCTGACGTAGCTTGGCTTGCACTTCATCAAGCCCAGTGATTTCGTTTGCCATGATTAGTCCTTGAATTGCTCAATGCCGCCTGAAAGAGCAAATGTAAAATACTCCAAACCGCTATCACTATCATCAAGCCCTTGGCTATCTATTGCATATAGCCGTCCTTTCCAAATAACACGCATGGTCGTATCGATATCAAGACCAGTGCGGTACCGGACTTTCATTCGAGCAGTGATCTCAGAGTCAGCAGCTTGGGCGCTAAGCAAATCCTTAGTAGATAGCGGTGTGATTTTGGCATAAGCTTTTTTGTAGTCGATCCACTCTGACGGCAAATCATATCCATCTTCATCACGCCCACCCTTAACATAGCTTTGGATAGTGACGCGGTGCTTTAACTCGCCAGCATTGACTGCCATATTATTCACCCATCTAAAAAGGTTGAGCCTGTTTCGTCATCGTCGTCTTGTTGCTCGACGAGCTCGTTTAATATCTCATCGTGCTGATCAAGCAGTCGCAATATGATTTGCTCTTTTTCACTGGACTGCTGGATGAGTACGTTATTTTGTTCGACCAGTTTGGTCGTCAGTTTTATTAAGCTTGGCAATAAGCTGTTTAGCTCGTTTTCTGGCTTCGTCGGTTCTTCGTTTGATCCACTCACGGCGTGCCTCGCATCCTTTACATAACATAATATTAAATTCCCATATTTCGATAGGGCTGTAGCAGATGATAAGCACCCATCGGCATCTCGGTCATCGATGATTCAGACACCGCTTCACGATGGGCGTACCAGTGGCCAACGATGAGTAACATCGCTTGGTCAATAGAGGCATTATCAATAACACCATTAGGGTCATCATCTGGCACCGCCAATTCGTAAATGGTGCGGTCAAGGTGCATTTGAACATGGTCACGAGCGGCTGCCATGTATCCTGACAGCAGCGCATCTTCATCATCATGCTCGATGCGGCATTGAAATTTCACCTGCTCGAGTGTGACCATGGTTAATCCGCCTTGTCTTTGGTGTTGGTTTTCACTGCTACTGCTTTGGTTTTTGGCGTTTCCGCTTTTACTACCTCAACATGAGGCACGTCGACTTCGACAGCGTAGCCTTTATTGATCAGTTTTTTACCTTCTGCTTTGTCGACTTCGACAGTGGTATCGCGCTGCAGAGGGGTTCGGTTGACTATCATGTATCTCAAAGTACGTATAAACATAACGGTTTACTCTGATTTGTTAGCTGGCTCTTTTGCCATCTTGTTTTTGGTTTCAGGTGCTGCCTTCTCTGCCTCACCAGCCTCTTTCTTAGCTTGTTCAGCATCAGCCTTAGCCTCTGCAGCTTCCTTGTCAGCCTGTGCTTTGTCGGCGGCTCCCTTTTCAGCTTTTTCTGCAGCCGCCTTAGCATCAGCGGCCGCTTTTTTCTTTTCTGCTGCAGCTGCTTTAGGATCGATAATCAACCCCATTCTTAGAAGCTCTTTAGCGTCTGAGTCGTTTTTAACTTCGCGCGTATCGCCTTCAAAGTATTGCTTGTCACCCCAGTGCTGCTTAGTTACCTTGTATTCCATGACCTACTCCTTTTAGTAAGACAAAATCAGCTTAATAAACTGGCTTTGGCTTAATAAAAAAACACGCAACTTGATAGACGAGTTGCGTGTTTTGTATTTTTAAGGATAAAAGTTTCGTGATTACTAAGGCGTAGTTTTCGCCGCTAGCGTTCCAGTGATGAATGCTTCTGGACGATAGACTGCAAGTGCCAAGCGCTCTTCACAAAGAATGGTAATCATATTCTTCACAAAGTCATCTTCGTTCTCAGTCGCAATGGCAATTGATGCTTGCTGACGGTCAAAGACTTGGGCTCCCATATTAAATGCGCCAGTCAAGAACTTACCAACACCCATCGCTTGAGTGGCAACGACTGGCAGACCCCACATGGTTGGGTTAGCAGTACCTTGCGGCTGCCCAATGATGTAACGACCTTCTGTATCTTTCGATAATTCCATCAATGTCCAGTCAATTGGGTTCAGGACGTGACCACTTGCCGGATATTCAGCCAATACCGCTTGCAGCATTGCCAAGCGCAATTGATCCATGATCGTATAGTTAGCCATGCCAGTAGGGTCAGCAAAGGCAGTCGCTTGTGGCACAATACCTTTTAGATTACCCGTCAATCCGTCACCATTTAGCAATTGACGGTCTTCAACCAACTTCAAGCCATACATCAATCGACCGCCGATATAGGATTCAAGCTGCGCCGCGTCGTCCAAAATTTGACGAGATGCCTTGATGTGGTGAGCAATCGTGCGAACGGCAGATGTTTCATCAGCGAATTGGATATCAGACTTAGCTTTCAACGCACCTTCAGCACTTTGCGCAGCTGCGCTATTGGTAAAGCCAGTTTCACGAATGTACTCAATAGAGTTGCTATCGGTGGTGCCAGATGCAATCAAATCGCGGATATGCAACATTTGATTGGGCGGTGCAATGATGCCAGCTTGGCGCTGAGGCGTAGTCAACGCGCCAGCCGAACCAGGCGCAGCAGTCGTTGCGCTAGTAACGTCTTTAATATGCAAAGTCGCGCGGCCGCCATTTCGTGGGTTTTCAGCGAATGACTTAAACTGCTCACTTTCAAACATCTGCTGACCAAGTGATTTTTGCTCAACCTGACCATCATCACCACGACGTGCTTGCTTTTGCTCAACTTCATCAAGGCGAGTTTTGGCTTCATTCATTAAAGTTAAGGCTTCATCAACCTGGTCTTTTAAGTCAGTGATACCTTTTTCGCCTTTTTCCATGCGGCCTGTTAACTCGGTGCCCAAGGCGTTGACCTTGTTAGTGGCTTTTTCCAACTCAGTGGCGAGCGCTTTAGTTTCGTCAGTCATATTAAATATTCCCATTAATTCGTTGTAAGATTGCCAATGTTTCACTGGCGTCAGTAGCTGATTGTTTTGCTTCAGGCTCGCCCTGAATCAATGAGCGCAGACCATGCCCAGCTATGGCAGTGGCTTGCGATTTGGAGAAGCCGCCAGCATCGCGCAGGAACTTCTCAAATTCGGGTAGTGACGGAATATCGCCATTTTCTAAGGTGTTTTTAACGTTATCGACCAAACTAACTTCATTGGCAGGAAAGGTGACGATACTAATTTCCTTTAGATCAATATCTAGCAGCTCAAGCACGCCATCTTCTTCGTTATACGACCACTTTCTTACGCGGTATCCGATTGACAGCCCATCAATAGCACCATGCTTCATCAACGCATGAGCCTCGCGTGCTTTGGCGACATCTTTAATTAGCAATTGACCTTCGCCATACAGACCTTTTTCATCTTCAACAAGTTTGGTCCATACACCGAGAACGTCACCGCGCGCGTGCTGCCAAAGAACCGGTGGCATTTTACCTTTGGCTGCCCATTCCTTAATGGTCTCAGCATAAGCGCCAGGCTTTACGACATCACCATAACTGTCTTCGACATCGAATACGCTGCAGTAACCGCTAAACGTGCCATCTTCTTCAATAGCTTTTACATCAAAGCTGATCTGTTTTGTCTTTAGTTTGCTCATTGGTTCGTCCTAGTAATTCAATAGGGGTAAGATTGAGCTGCACTGTCAACTGATCAGCGCCAGTATGTGCAGGTAAATCTTCTAATGCGCGCACCTCATTACGGGTCATCACGCCATTTTGCAGTAGCTGACTATAGAAAGCTGAACGAGCGGCACTGTCTGCACGCAACAAACCTTCAACTGAAAACTTCGGTGAGTATTTTTTTCGCTCTTCAGGTGTCAGCAGCTTGCGTGTGACCATTTGCTCAATACGTACCAGTGTTGGCCGTAAGCCATACGTTAGGTAACCCAAGTTCATTTGCTCAAGACTAGACGCCCATGAGGACGCCTTATCCATGTGATAGATAAGCTGTGGCGGGGTTTTGAAGGTTCTACATATCTCTTCGATACCAAAGCGGCGGTTTTCAAGCAACTGAGCATCTTGTGCACTAATACGTATATGTGAAGCACTGGCTGGTTCCATACCAGATTCGAGTACCATCCATTTGCCAGCATTCTGAGGCTCACCAAATGTCGCTAAGTTCTGGCGTAAGCGTTCACGCTGCTCTTTGTTGAGCGTTTTTTCACCAGTCTTAAGGAAGCCACCAGCTTTGAGGTTGTTTTTAAATTCAGAATTAGCGGCATTATTTGCATCGATCTGACCACCAATAACATCGGACTGATATTTGATAGCCGACAAACCAACCAAGCCATCAAGAGAAAATCCTTTTAGATGCAAAATATCTTCTTCGTCATAAACAACTTCGTTCTTAGTTCCTTTCTTATATGTGTAATCGATTTTGCCCACATTGCTGCGACTTACGTGCATATGTTCTGGATCTAGAAACTCTAAAGCGATGACTGTTTTTAAAGTGTTTCTAAGTATGAGTGCATATCCATTGCCATCCAGCTCTTGAGAAGCAACCATCGCTTCCCAAAATTCACTAGCAGTCATGTCAGCGTTGGGCTGATCGTGCAAAATACGATACAAAGGATGGTCTTTTGCTAGGTCTTTATTGTCATCACGAAGGTGGAACGGCAAGGAAGCAATGGTTTCACTACGTAATCGGACGCACGCCCACACAGTTGCAAGCTTCATTGCCTTGTCTGGGCTGATGCTATTGCCGCCAGCAGTGCTGCCGCCCGTAAAAGGGATAGAAGTATCCCCCTTATCTAAGCGGCTTTCATTGCGCCACGAACCTCTGAATCGTGACCACCAGTTACTGTCATTAAGTGTACTCATGCGATAATTGGGTCCATTAGAAAGTCATTTAAGTTGCCAGCGTCATGGTCATGCACCGTCGCACGCGCCAACGCCATAATTCCAGCAACTGGCCCATCAATCTTGTTTTCAGCTCGCTCTTTGTTTGGATAGATATTGTCTTTTTTGTCTAAGGTCGCAGTCACGTTCGATATCATCCAAGTCATGATTGGGCAATCGCCATGCGCCCATCGCTGTGATAGCACCAATGCTTCCATCTCTTTCATGGGTTCAGATATCATCTGCACGGTATGGCGTATCTCAACCATTGTTACGCCATCGTTTTCCAT